TTATGGTAGGAAGGGACGCATTTGGAAGTCTGGTTGGCATGACGGAGTTGACTTTGTTTGCAAGACTGGTACTCCAGTGTATGCAGCACGTAAAGGTGTAGTTGCTTTAGCTAACTGGGGTGCTGACTATGGCAAGCATATTGTGCAGCGCAGAACATATCCAGTAGGTACTAAGAATCATTTAGTGTATGCACACTTGTCAAAAGTATTTGTGTCACCTGGTGATAAAATTAAAAAGGGACAGTTGATCGGACTCACTGGTAATACAGGTAAGAGTACTGCTCCCCATCTTCACTTCGGTGAACGCGATGGTGCTCGTTGGAGCACAAGCAACCCAGTAGATCCACAAAAAACATTGGATGCATAATGATAGCTAAAGTAGAATCAAATAAAGATAAACAATCTATTATTTCAGGTAAGGCTGTTGCTGTTCGTATCAATGGCAAGACATCTTGGAAGGGTTCAGTTCGTCAAAAGCGTTTGATGTGGGAGACTACTGTACAGGTAGAACTAGCTGGTGGTGGATTACCAAGTGTTATTCGTTTTCGTTTCTGTCGTTATCCAGGAACTGATAAGGCTGATTACACTGGTCACTTCTCTTACCCTGTCCATCCAGGGATGGCAGGCAAGACTATCTGGGTAACTCTAGCTCATGGGTTTATCTCAGGTGGTTCTATGCCAGTAGGTTTGTTTATAGATCACGATGGATCTGCTCCAATTACACTGGATGGTCGCCAGATAAAGGCTAATTAAACGCTCTCACAGCCACGTAGAGCGACGTAACCCCCTCTAGGGTAGGTAAACTACAACTTAGTAGCTACCACTCTAGAAGGGGTTATTTTTTTATGTATTACTGTGGTAATCTTCGTCTCTTATTGGTGGGTTACCACCTAGTATTTTAACCATCTTGTTGACTGCTCTGTTAGCTTCCATCATCACTGCTTTTTGTGACTTGTCAGCATCCATACGATCTCTTAACTCTGCTCCATCTATCTGCTCTCCATAGAATAAATGAACTAATGATTTTTCTCTGTCATTTAATTTATCGAAAGCAACCTTGACATCAGAACTAAATGCCATAAAGTCACCTGACTCTGCTAGTGCTTTACTAGTACGACCCATATTACTTAGTGTGTTGTTGAACTTAGTCCAGTCGTCACTAAGTACAGCAGGGATCATAAGCTTAATGAACTGTTTGTTGTACCAGAAGTTATCTTCAGGATTATAACCAGACTTATGTGCTTTTTCTTTGATGCAATAGTCTAGTGCTGAGTTACGTAGTGACCTAGCAAATAGTTTATCTCTATCTTTTTGATCAGGTAAAGCTAACCACTCTTCTATCTTGTTAGGATGTTCAGCAAACCATAGCCATAACTCTTGTTCAATGTCTTCACGTTCAACCATCTGGTACTTACGCTTAAACTCTGAACCAATCTGCTTGACCATAGCATGATACATCTCATACACAACACCATCAGAACTCATACGTCTTACCCTCGACTACAAAAGATCGTCCATTGATAGGAACTACAACAGGAGTTACGTTACCTCTACGTATGTAGAGCATAGTAAATGCTTGCTGCCAGTTAGCACTACCTGTATTTAGATAAGACGCTTGGCTAAGATCCATAAGGTGTCCGACTTCAACTCCGTAGAGACGACTTTGAATCTTGCCGTTGTAACCTTGGTGCTCATGTTGAATTCCCGCTCTATGTGTATGCCCACAGACAACCGAAGACCCAATTTTGCGAGCCAAAGCCAAAGCTGTCCCACCAGCTTGCCTTGAGATGTTGCCTTCATCTCCATGTGCCAGTACCCATCCTGGCGCAAACTCCCATAGTTTATCGTGATAGGTAATTTCGTTCTCGCTGTAATGTAAAAGCTTGGAGTATTCCAATTCCCGCAAACTTGCAAGGGCGGGAGCGTATCTCTTAACATAATGTTCGACTCGGTCACCGTGATTACTCCTCATAGTATGGAAGGGCTTATCGCCTAGTTTGTTTTTAAACTCTTTCATAATGGCAGCAGTACGATCTAGACCTGCTTGTAATGTACCTTCGTACTCACCAACTAATCCTTTGTTCCATCGTGATGGTTCAGGACTATCTGCTTCATCGCCAACACAGTATAGTTCATCTGGTTGGTAGTCACCTACAAAGTTTTGTACTGCACGTACGGCACGTGGATCATGGTACGGAACTTGCATATCTGGAATCACTATAACTGTTTTCATATTTACCTACTTAGTAGAGTCCCACTTGCCTTCTATTACCAATAAGGCAATGAGTGCATAGTTAAGGATATCAATAAACGTATCTTGTACACTTTCGTTTCGTGGTTCTTTATTGCTTGACAATAGATTGTTTAGTCTTGCTACCTTGTCATGTAGCCTAACACTTAGTCCGTTTAATGGTCCACCTGGAGCATCAGAGATATTACTTGGTCCATAGTCGTCATGTTTTTTAACTAACAAATCAATAGCTTTGCGAGCTATGACTGCAGCTTCAAACTCTAATGGTGGTTTTATTTTAGCGTTGGTCTCTTTAGTGTTAGTGTAAGTCCGTTCGCATATTTGACATCCACAACTACCAAACCCATGTTGACTAGGGCTTGGAAGATGTGGTTGATTTCTTGTTCGCTGAAGTCCTGCATTGTAATCCTTTAGTTTAGCTTCGTGTTCTTCTAATTCTTTTCTATCTTGTAACATTTCATTTACATGGTTTGTTAAACTATTAAAGTTTTTTTTCATGCTGCAATCTTTTCTGTAAAGTAACTAGATCCATTACGTAAGAACATTGAGTTAACATCCTCACCTTCAGGCATCTGCATAATGATAACACTATTAAACTCTTTACTTAGTGACTTTGCAAAATCAGAGCCAGGCTGATCCCCATCAGCAAAAACATAGATAGTTTCAAAGTCTGCGAGTAACCTTCCGTAGTGGGGTTTCCAAGCATTAGCTCCAGGTACACCCACAGCAGGAATACCGCAAGAATAACTAAGAGTGATAGCATCTATTTCTCCTTCGCATACAGCGATAAAGTTACCTGCCATGTGCAGGGCATTAACGTTGTATAGTCTTGTAGAAGTTCCTGGCATACCCATGTACTTAGGTTCTTCTGGTCCCATTGATCTAAATCTTATATCTACTACACCTGTTGGTGTCAAGTATGGAATAGCTAATCTATTTATAAATTGTTCTTGTCCTGCTAGTGGATCAACGACGACTCCTAATCGAATTGCTTGAGCTACTGCTAGACTTATTCCTCTTCGTGTTAGATACTCTTCTGCCAATGGCAGATGTTGTTCGTAATGACTGGTAGCTTTCTCCAGTAATACCTTCTGCGATCTTGATAGCTTCACCGTACTTAACTCCTTCATGTATTTTAATTACGTTAAATGCATTTCCTTTTACTCCACAACCATGACATACAAATATGTTATCTGCAACTGATATACCTGCTGATGCATGGCTATCACTATGAAATGGACATTTAATTTTTTGCCAGCTTCTGTAGTCTTTACGCACTCTGCCACCATAGTGCTCTATGATTGCAGCAATAGGTGGCACTTCCATTTACTTACCTTCTCGTAGTAAGTTTTGTAATTCCATTTCTTGAACCATAGCTTTAAGTTCTGGTGGAAGATTTAACATAATCATTGGTGCCTTATCTGCATCATACATATCCCAACTAGTTTCAATAGTTAAGAATGGAATCTTAATTCCAAACCATGCTGATTGATAGCGTTCAAATCCCCAGAATAAACCAAGAGAAATTTCTCTTAGATCTAGTTCTGTATGTATCTGTAGTTTTCCAATTGAAACTACTAACCTATTGCTATACTTTTTTATTTCCATTTTAGTATCCTGCTTCCTCAATTAGTTTGTACCATACCTTAACTGGCATGGTTGCATACCATAACCCAACATCTTGGGTTCCTTTTTTCTTATGAATCACTACACCTGTATCGGCTTTATCATTAATCATTTCAACTTCTAGTTCCTTTAACCATGCGGACAATTCCATTTTTGCACAGTTCTTTATTTCGAGTACAACTCCAGGCACACCTGCAATATCACCTCGATCATTGACACCGTTAAGTGATCTTCGCTCAACATGTTTACGTCCCTTACTTAGTAGCCAATTAACTACAGCTGTCTCAGCTGCCGTACCTTTTTGTTTACTTTTGCTCATGGCATTCACAATCACATTTCAATGTATAGTCGTTTACGTTATTAACAAATTCTTTTGGGCATTTATCATGTTGTTGTTCTACTTCGTGTCCAGTACACCAACCAAATTTACTCATCGTCGTCATCATATTCTGGTGTGTTATTGGTATCCCAGTTAATGCGTTCCATTTGATACTCCTTTCTTTTTGAGATAAAGTTCCTTATCTTTAATGGCTAATACCATTAGCTCAGGACTGTTACTTGTTAATTCATTACCATGTAAATGTTTTACTTTTGCTGCTGCACCTATGACACCACCAAGTTTTTTGGCTTGATTCCATAAGTCAACATCACCACACCACCAGCGATAAGATTCATCTGGCATTATACCGTGCTCAAGGTTAAGCACAAAGCAATAGCCAGATATCTTTCCACTGTGTGGTACTGGATGCCCAAGTGTTGCGCCACTTTCTTTCATAAGTTTAGCAATCTTATTCAATGGGTCATCACTAAGGATTAAGTCATCGTTAAGTACTGCTACGTAATTAGCACCAGCACTCTTGGCAAACTCAATACCCCTATTCCACCAACGATGAATGTTAATTTCACCGTGGTCATAGATGTTATGTACATGTGGTGTAGGTGTATTGTCAAAGGTATTAATAATAACTATACGCTCTGGTGGTATGTTGCTTTCTTTGATGATGTCATCTAAGTAATGACGACGTTTACCTACAGGTATGGTTAACCACAGATTCATCTAGCTTCCTCTAGGTCTGCTATAAACATATACTCTGGATTAAACTGTAACCATACTGGTGATTTACCAGATTGGTCTGCCTTACCATATCTATTCTTAACTGCAGCTACACCTAGTAATCCATTGCTTTGTCCAACGGTAAGAATGAGTGCAGGTAACTGTGCTACCTTGCCTTGCAAGGATGATCTTGGTTGACATGGTTCTCCGACATAGCCTTCCTGAGTATGGTGTAATACCAAGATAGCGGCGTTAGTATCTCTTGCTAAGTACTTAAGTTCTTTAAGTGCACTACGCATGTTACTAAATTCTTCTCCGCCATCCATACTAATATCCATCAAGTTATCAATAACAATTAAGGCAGGTGCTTCTCCAAGTAGCTCCTCAATCGCGGTAACCTCATCGTCGATATCACTAAGACTAGGGGCACTATCAAAGCTCCAATAAATATGGCTGGCAAGAGCAAGATTATTCCTAGAATTGATTGGGTCTTCCGATATGATTTTTTCTGCTTCACTTTGACTTACTCCTGTAATCATGGAGTATAAACGCATAGCCATAGTATGGGCATTAGTATCTGCTGATAGGTATAGTGTTGGTGCTTGCATACGCAAGGCTAGTGCTAACGCAAGGGTAGACTTACCAGCACCAGGTGTACCAGCAATCATGCTTACTTCTGCTCTACGTAATACAATCTGGTTGTTGTCGAATGTCCTGAATACTGTAGGCATTGGCTCACCACCAATGTCAGGACGACCTACTGCTCTACTTAATGTTTTCATTTATCTCCCAATAAATAATTGACTGGGTAGGTAGCCTTCCCCACTACACTACCCAGTCAAACCTATGCGACTAGAACGTAGCGTAGTCTGGGTCGTTTGTCTTTAAGTAAATAGCTTTGCACTGATCTGGTGTACCCTTTGGTGTTGGACACATGTAAGCCTTGTAAGGACCATAAGGACCTACACCTTCACGCTTAGTCATAACTCCATGAATACAAGTCCTGCTGGCTGTGCCTGCTGCAACTGCATTGCTTACTGGAGGTGTTACTGGTGCGAATGGTGCTGCTGTTGGGATTGGTTTTTCGCTAATTACTGTACCACCTAGCGCAGCAACCACTGTATTGACTCCTGAGTTATTAGGTTGACTGGGTTGCGCGTTAAGAAACAATTCCTCCATTGCAGCAATGCTGTTGTTAACACCATTACCAATAAGAGCATTGATATTATTTTCAAATTCAGTAGCGTCATTACCACGAACAGTAATGATTGTGCCTACCTTTGTTTTTACGTTTACTACGTAGTTACTTTCCACTTTGTTCTATCCTTTTCTTTTGTACTTGCATTGGTCTTTTACATTACACATTATACAATGATTGAGGTTCGGTATAAACAACTCTGCTTTACGAGCTTGATCAAACTTAGTAACAATCTCAATGATATCATCTTTGTTGAAATAATCTAGGTCAATTAACTCACTAGTCTGTCCAGTTCTAGCCATCCAATACGCACCATAGCGCGGACGAATGCCTAACATTTCTTCCATACCTGCAGCATAAAAAGCTAACTGCAAGTCTGATGATGGAGTACGTAAACCTGTCTTAATATCTAATACTATCAGTTCACCATCAGGATTAATCATAACTCTATCAATGTGCATCTGCACTGGTATGTCATTCCAGATAGGTGTAAGTCCTAGTTCAATAGCTGGTATTCCAGGTTGTACTTCCCAAATAGTTAATGGATGCGTACCGTTACGCCAAGTAATCCAAGAGTCAACCATCTTAGATCCTTCTGTTGTCCACCAATCACCATCTTCTTTGTTGGGATTAGCTTTAGTTGCACGACCAGATGCTTTCCATTTGCCTTGATCAACACCTGTTTTTTCTAATTGTTCGGCTTTCTGTTTAGCCCATGCTACTTCCCAATACTTATTCATTATCTGCCTTCTGTTGTGAATAGTTCTTTATCATACATCTCGGTCGCTGTGTGTACTGCACTACCACCTGCTAAATACCAGGTTGGTTGTTCAATTAACTTTTCTACTCGTGTAAGATAATACTTCCAACCGCAGTCAAGGTATGTTGTTAGTGCTGAATAAGATACGTGTGCTGGTAGTTCGTATCCATTTATTTTAATCATACTTTCTGTTCCTATCATAGAAGTCTTCTTTAGCTGCATTGTACATCATGTCTGTTACGTGATCTTCTAAACGATCATAGCATCTTTCGCAGACATCTTCATCTTCTTGCTTGAACAATTCTTCTATGTCCATGTTACAGCATTCCATTAGTATTTTATTCCTTTCAAGTAATCAGCTGCCCAAGGTTGTTGGACTTTAATCTTGTATTTCTTTCTGAACTGACGGCGTTCATAGACTGACATGCCACCCCAGAATCCCCACTCTTCGTGCTTGATAGCCCAGTCTCTACACTTATCAAGGACATCACAGTTTTCACAGATTTTCCTCAACTGTGGATAAACATTATCCTTTGCCCACTTATTGTCTTCGTTAGCTTCTCCTACTGGATAAAAGAAATTTACATCCATGCCTTCACATGCTGGCGTTTCATTTTCACCTATCCAAAACATCAAACTCATCTCCTGTATATGGATCATACCTACATGTAACTAAACTTTTGAACCATATGGCTTCACCTTCCATGACTACCTCATTAATCTTTTGTAAATAAACTAATGTGTCTTCACTTAGTAATACCTCAGCTTTGTATCCATCAATAGCAAAGTGATCTTCTGTTAGTTCTACCATGATGCTTGATACTCAATGCTGTAGTTCCAGTAATTTTCTGGTTTAATTTCATCAAGCAACTCTGTTAGTTGCTCATATGTTTCTTCAATGTCTCGCCAGTAATACTCATCAATCTCATATGCACCAAAGAAAAATCCTGGTGTTGGTGGTAGCAATTCTTGAGCTAATTCTGTTGATCTTGTATCAATTAGTTGACTACAAATACCATGTAGTTCAACTAATTTATCTCTACTTACTGGTATACGTTGGCATTCATCTACTCCATCACCACAATTTTCTACAAACCATCCGTGAATTTGATTAGCTTTACGCCAGTAAATAGCAGTCCATTCAACTGAAACAGATGATGCTACATTATCTTTTACTTTGATACCTGAAGCTTCGATAACATTACTGTATCTAGAATCTTCTGTACGAACTAGATCCAATCCAACTCGTTGGTAATCGTATTGTTCAATACGTTCGCTTACATTTAGGTACATATCAAGACCCATTGCTTACTCCTAATAGTTGTAGTGCTCGTGACTTAACAGGGATGTCTGTTCCAAGGATCATCTTGCCTGCTTGCTTGCTATAGTCTTTACTAAAGTGATCGGTTGCTTCTACAATAGCTTGAAACGCACCGAACTTAGTGTTCTTAATGTTGTGTTGTGTGTTTGTCTCACCAATCCATACGTTCCATGCACTAAGCCTGTTACGTTCTACTCTTGTCTTAGATGTACGTTCACCTGCACTAAGCATCTCATATGGTGAGAACTCAATCTTGCTAGGTAGTGGATACACTCGCTTGATAAAGTTCTTGAACTCTTCATTACTGAATTCAATTGAACGTAAGAATGATGATACTGTTGCATACTTCTGAACATCCTCGTTCATAATTCTAAATGCTTTTCGGATATCATCTGGGTTGATGCTACTATTAGGGCTGTGCTTAACACGGTAGTAAATACCTTTAGCTTTACCACTCATCATGGCAGCATTGATCTGATTGGTACATCCAATACGATTAACAACTGGTGTCATTTGGAATGGCATACTACCATCGTGTGATGTACGTGCAATTACATATGCATTGTGTGGATCATCACCA